GGTCCATATACACTCCAGGAGTTTGTGATAGGGCCACAAGATCCCCAGCAGAGACAGGATCGAAACGACCTGAACTCAGAGGATCATAACAAGCACGCATCGAACCATAGTAAAACGGCGATGCATTGAACCTGAAAGTCAATTTCAACGTACAATGGATACGTGAAAAATTCTGCAACTTGTTCTTAATGTACGAATTGTTGAAATATAACTTCCAAGGGTAGATCGTGCGAGGAGACGTAGTGAATACATCTGACTCATTCCAAGTAAAGGTGTCAATTTTCACAGGACGCTCGAGATACTTAGCCAGCGATGCTGCTTCGTCATCATGTGCGTCATATGAAGGCTCCAACGGATTGGCAAAATCAACAGAAGTGCCAGAACTGAGATCATCAAACACAAAGTTCTCTTGATGCTCAGTTGACATTTCCGTTGAATCCGCCAATGGCGCTGGTTCATTGACCACTTCACTCTGAATTTCAATTCCAAATTTCCTCAAAGGGAGGGAGGCTTTGGGCAACCTCTCCTCCTCAGTTTCGTAATTCATTTGATTCGCAACTCATTTTTAAAACATCGGTTTAGAGTCCTTACACCGACGAGTTTGTGCGTCTTTTGGTAACCAGCAGTACCATTCCTAAATAGGAACTTTGGGGATCGCCCATGCGGGTACACGTTGCACGCAACAACACACTTTTGACGCAATAGTGTGCTGGGATCGCAACAACGTGCCTGGCGGGCTGCGCTTACAGCGCGACAGCCAGACATGCCGCACAACCCTTCCCCGCATCAATATGAGCTTCTTCAAGCTCTTGATACGAAGGAAAAGTTGATTTTGTTACAAATTCTTGTAACCCACATTCATCGACAATTTCTTTCATCAATGCGACATTCTTATCAAAAACCTCACGGCCATACTGAAAGAATTCGCCAACTGCTGAACGAATTGATTGAATGGATTGCTCTTCAGGGCAGACACTCCGACTAGCTACACACGTGGTGAGCATTTTGTCAATGGAGGCCCACTCCAATTGGCACGCCATGCGTCCATCAACTTCTCGGAACGTTCTCTTCAGGAACGACACTTCTGAGATATTGATGTACGGCACAGATTCAGACTCCTTATCAGCCATCGTATAGACAACATCAAACTTGGCGAGCAAGTTCGAAATTGACGTATGGTTGTACCAAGGAGCCTCAACGGACACACCTTGACCATTGTCATCACCATAAGTGATCAATGCAACATGCGACTTAAATGTGTCAACACGATGCTCAGGATTGAGCTCGTGATAACAATAACGCATGTACAAAGCATTCACAATACAGTTGATAATAAC